TTTGTTGCCGCCGCTCCAGCGCCCTGTGTGCGCACCGTAGTAGTTCAGGTAGATCGGCAGCGGCATACCGTCTTTACCAGCTTCCAGGAAGCGCACGGCGCGAGTCTCGCCGATGGTGGATTTGGTCCTGAGGCGTGCGGCACACAGCGCGGCGATCTTCTTGTTGGGCGACTTGGCCAGCTCTTGGAATTCCAAGTCTGACTTGGCAAAGGCGTAGGTCATCTCGCCAGTCGACGGGCTCATCTTCATCGGCAGCTTAGCGCCGGCAGCTTCGAGCAGCCTGGCAAACTTCTGGTTGCTCATCAGATCCGATGGGCTCGCGCCGCTGAGCTTCAAGGCCTCGGCCTTGGCTCCGACTTCCTTGGCCAGCTCAGCTTCGACACGCGGGATGTCCACGTAGAGCAGCGGGCGCACGAACATACGGATGGTCAAGTCGATCAGACGTAGCTCGTCGTCGGGAACGTGCTCGTACATGGCGTGAAAGATCTCAGCAGTGTCGTCGCAGTCGTTGACGCAGTAGGCGCCGAGGCACCTCAACTCCGACTCAGTGAGTACGGGTTTGCCAAGAGTCTTGATCAATGCGGCTGCCAGCACCTTGCCTGCCAGCCCATGCCGCTTAGCCAGGGCGTCCAGAGTGTGAGCCACGTGGTGACCGTGCACGGCCCGGGACATCGATAGCGTGCAGAGGTAGAAAGCCGCGATGATGCCGTAGTGGTGTGAGCAGATGAAGGCGTCAAACTGAGTGTGGTGGCACAGCATTGCGCTGCGTGTCCAGTCGATCGCTTCCAGAGCCAAGCGGATGTTCTTGCCGGTGTACCACTTTGTCCGACCGGCGCCGATCTTGATGCCCACTCCATGTGCATGGAACCGTGGATCGCGCACGTATTCCGAGGTGTTCATGTCCTTGCCGGACAGAGTGTAATCCTGGGAATAGAATGTCTCAAAGTCCAACGTGACGATCTGGTAGTTCTTGCCATTGATTTGGAGATGGGTTTTCATTCGCCCAGCCCTTTGCGCAAAGCCGCGCGAAACATCTCCACAATTTCTTCTTCGGTGATTACACCGTCTTCGATCGCGGCTTCGATGACGCCTTGTTCGAGCTCTTCATCCTGCTGACGATCGTAGTACAAGAAATCACCTACGAGATCGTCAACGGTATCTTCAATCAGCTTTTTGATTTCTTGGGGCATGGTCATGGCCTGAATCAAGAGGTCGAGGGCGATGGCGTCGAATCGTCGCTGTAGGCACTCGTTGAGAAGACGGAGATGCCGTTCGCGAAGTGTCTCGTAGCCGAGCCTACGCTTCAGCCACAGATACCATTGGCGCAGGCGTTTCATCCGGGTTCCTTACCTTCAGTGGAGGAAGGCCCTTCGCTGCCCGAGCCGCGTTTATTCCGGCCAGATGCTTGTTCGAACCCGCCCAATCCCATTGCCGGATGGCGTTTCGAGTTGTGCACGCCGGACCGAAATTCCACGGGCTGGTTTTCCTTCGCTGCGATTTCATCCAAGCATTCCTGTGCCGGGGTTTTGTGGAGGATGGACATCATCATCGTTCTCCAAAGTAGTCGCGCAGCAGATCGAGCATGCTGAGCTGCTTGAGGTTCTTGTCCTGCAGGCGTTGGAACACTGCTTCCTCAATCGTGCCGGCGGCGATGATCACGATGGTTTCTGTACGCTCAGTCTGGCCGGCACGATAGACGCGACGATTGCCTTGGAGAAAATGCTCCAGGTTGTACGTCGGACTGGCCCAGATCGTAGCGGTACCTTTGGTGAGCGTAAGCCCATGCGCAGCGGACTGCGGGTGCGCAAGCAGCACGCGGTAGAAACCGGCCTGGAAGTGATCGACGGCCAGCTTGCGGTTCTTGTCCGTGGTCGTACCGTCGATGATGGCGTAGGTGATGCCGCGGGCTTCGAACTCTTCGATCAGGTTGTCGCGCTGGTGTTTCCAGTTGAAGAACACCACGCTGTGCTGCCGCTGTTCGACGAGATCGGCCACAAGCTCGTAGCGCTCGTTGGCGACGGGCACGTATGCTTCATCACCATCACCAGAATAGCTGGCGCCAGACGCAATCTGCAGCAGCTTGGTAGCCACGCCGGCGGCGTTGGTTGTGGTGATGGCACCCTGCTTGAGCAGAGCTGCGCCGCTGCGTTCCATGGCCACGTACGCACGGCTCTGGCCCGGGGTCATGTGATAGACGCGGGCGTACATATGGTTGGCCGGAATGTCGAGGCATTTCTCGAACTCGTGGCGAATCACAATGTCCTGCAGCAGATGAGCGACGGCTTGCTCGGCCCCGGGCTTGTCGACCCATTTCACCATTTCTGGCCGCGGCCCAACTTGTTCTGGTTCGCAGACCTGACGGCGGAAATGGAAAAAGGACGTGCCGAGGCGACGTCCGTCGTCAATCAGGAAGATCTGATGCCAGATGTCCGAGATCGTGTTGGCGTTGGGTGTACCTGTCAGACCGTAGCGGTACGGGAAGTACTTCTTGATCTTGTTCATCGCCCGCGAGCGCATGCTCGTGTGGTGCTTGAAATTCGAAATCTCATCGATGATGAGAGTGTCGAACTTGGCGAAGAACTTGGGCTTTTGCTGGGCCAGCCACTTAGCTGCGTCGGTGTTGGTCACGTAGACGTCGGCTTCAGCGGCAAAGCCCTCGATGCGCTTCTCAGCCGGGCACACGGAAACCTTGATGTGCGGCGCAAACTTGCGGAAATCGTCTTCCCAGGCACTGCGCAAGAGAGACTTGGGCGCGATGATCAGCGCACACTTTCCTCCGTTTTTGCGACGAATGGCGAACAGGTCGATCTCTACGCGCGTTTTGCCGGTGCCTGGGTCAGAGGCATCGAGCGCTCGCTGGAGATGGAGAAGAGCCTTGATGCTGGCTACTTGATGCTTGTATGGCGGTGGAGGTTTTCCAACGCGCGGAGAACGTTGTGCCATAGTTCGTAGAGATCCTTGTATAGCAGTGCTCGATCTAGGCAGTAGAGCTTCATTTCCATACATACGACTGCGGGATGTCTAGAGAGATCAGTAAAGCGACCGTCACTCCTAAACCCCCTTGCGTACAGCCGTAGCTTCCGGCGTGCTCGCTTGTATTCGCGTTTGTAGGTCATGAAGGCCTTTCCAAGAGGCGTAGATGATCGGGTGTTGTCGGTCCAATCCACACAACCTCATTCGCATGCACACCACAACGGGTTCTTGGGGTGTAGCGCAGATCCACGCGATGTCGCGCGTAATCGATGTGCGCCCACTTGCATGTGAAAACGTTCATGGTCGTCCTTGTTGAGTGGGTGGTATCAAACTCCAACAGTGCAGTGCTTCGTACCGGTTGGTCCGAATGGGCACCACTTGCAATTGAAGAGGTTTGGCTTGGCCGGGAACTCGGTGGCGTCGGTCACGGCGTTGCCACGACGGTCGAAGCCCGGGAGGAACCGCATGCCGTTGCGACGGGTGTATTTGACTTGGGTCATGTCATCCTGATCGGTGTACCAGAACTCGATGGTGATTTCTTCGAGCTTCGGATACCGGAGGAAGGCCGCGAGTTGATAAAGCTGGCCCTGCTCGCTGTGCTTGATCTCGTTGCCGAACTTGCGCCCGGTCTTGTAGTCAATCACGACTCCGACCTTTGGTGTCAGCTGCACGAAGGCGTCGAGCTTGAGCCGGAGCCAGGTTTTGGGGCCGGAGTAAGACGTCGGCATCCAATCGCGGTCCATGCCCCACTCACCTTCCAGAGAGACCTTGCCCTTCTTGTACAGCTCGCGGAGACGCAGCATCTCTTCGCGGAAGCTGTTCAACTCGGGAGCCAGTTCGATGGGCTTCTGTACGAAGAGCTCAGCCGCGGTGTGGACGCGTGTGCCGCGATCGTTGGCGTGCTCACTCTTCCCCGGAGGGAGAGGGCGAACGGGCTCAGGGATCTTGTCGATGTACTTCAGCTTGGCCCGCAGAGGGCACTGTTCGAAGTCAGCGAGCCTGGAGTAGCTCCACGTGGTCAGCTGGGTCATGTCTTCCGCCGGTACTACGAAGGGGGAAGACATGATATCACTTTTCGAGCGCTTGGAGCGCCTCGATGATCGCCTGAGCGCGCAGAGCTGTGATAGCTTCGTTAAAACCAAACACAATAGCGATCGGTTCGTTGGTGGCTTGATTGCGCGGCTTATAGATCGACGCTTCCCACCCTCCCCGAGCGCTACCTTTGACGTCGGTGATGAACATCATGACTTGGATCCTTCAAGCAGTAGTTGGTAAGCCCATGCTCCCGAAGACGTCTGTGTTTCACGCACGACGTTACGTTGCGTGCGTAGCGCATCTTCGAAGGCTTCGGCTTTGAGGGTGTAGACGCCGGCCCCACTGGGCCGTTCGAGCTGACGTGGGGCAACTCGAATTCGACGACACAGGCGCTCGTCCTGAGTCGGAGTGCTCGCCCAGTACTCGGGGCCGGCGACTACATAGAGCGGGATGTTCAGTTGTCGAACCAGAAGATGACACGGTAGTTGCGCCGTTGATCGTAGTCGATCTCTAAGAACTCGTGTACGGGGTTTACACCCTGTAGTTTTTTCTTCATCAGCTCGACTTTCTCGGCGTCGCTAGCGTTCGCGAGCAGATACTTTTTCACGAATTCTTCGAGACTGTGCCAACTGTGACTGTGGCCGTCTTCACCCCACCAATCAATTTCACTACGGCTCCAAGAAGAAAGATCATCGGGCAACGGTCGTGGACTTTCGGAACCAATTTGCCCACCACGGCGGACATTAGCGAGTAGCCCGAAGAAGGAGTAGTTGCGGTCGCCGAGCCTTTCAACAGGACTTGGCTTATTCCAATTCTTACAAGTAAAAGTATATTTGCCGGAGTAGTACACGCCTACCCATTCCGATATATATTTTTCCTCGATGATGAAGTGGATATCACAGCCCACGACGGCGCTTCTCTTTGAGCGACCGGAAACGCCTGATGTGGGTGCTGCCGTGAGTACCTCCGCGGCGGTAGAAGCCCTGAGGAATGAAGGCGTGGGCGCCGGTCACTTTGGAGCTAGCCATGCCGAGAAGGTCGAGAGCAGCTGCGAAAAGACGTTTGAACATGAGGGACTCCTGAAAGTAGAGGCGCAGCGCGTTCGCAAGAGGAGCGCTTATCTGACTCGCGAACTTCCAGATGGGGGAGTCATCTGGCGGTCTACCCTTGCTGCGATCGCACGACCGGTCTTTGCCGGAAGTCAGCCAACCTTGGGGAAGGTGGTGGCGACCTTATCCGAGAGCGTCGATCATCGCCTGAATCTCGGCCGGCGACTTGGTCATCAGCTCTTGCTGGTTGCGGACGTGCAGGATCTCGACGAGCTTCGCGCGCTCGGCCTTCTTCGTGGCCAGGGCCGCGGCTTCGGCGTTCTCGGTCTTCTTGACCTTGATGACGTGCACGACGACGTCGAGGAGATCCTTGAGCTGCTTCGCCGCCGTGCTGGTGCTGGCTTCGACGAAGCTCTCTTCGGACAGGGCCTTGAGGTTGGCGTTGATCGTGCGCGCAGTGGTGTCGAGGTCAAAGCCGGTCTTCGACTGCAGCGGCATCTCCCACAGCTGCTCGGTGGTGACGAATCCGCGGGTCGTCGGGTAGCGGTACTGCTTGCGGGTGGCTTGTTCGAACATGGCTTTCAGGTCCTTTCGTTGGAGTCGATTGAGTGCCTGTTGATAGGCGTCGAGGGTGTACATTATTGATCACCGGGGGTGTAACCGAGGAACTCCTCTTCCGACATACCGTGAAAGTCGTGGTCCCTGTCATCCGGGTCACCGCCTCCGTATCGACTAGTTCGCAGCTGGACCTGGCTCCTAAGAAACGTAGCTATGCCGTCTGCATTTCGACCGGAAGCGGTTTCACCCCGTTGAACTTGGTAACCGCTTTCTTGCCATTCACGGTACGTCTTTTGTTCCACATCCTTTTTCTTTTTCTTCTTCCTCTTCTTTGGTGCTGTTTCGGGTACTGTGGGAGCGCCGACAGATCGTAACCACATCCCTATCCCACCACCCATGGGAACTCTCCTCAGAAGCTGACAGCGTACAGCTTGGTGGAAAGGGGAGTCGAGACCCGGATCAGGACCGACTCGCGCTTGGTGGAGCTGAAGCCAAGGCCCGACAGCTGCTCCGATGTCACCTCGCACTTGGTCTTGTTGCCGAGGATCTCGAACACCTTGCGGTGCGGTTCGAGCTCCGGCCGCAGGAATCGGTAAGCGAGGATGGATTCGAACCATCGACCTTCGGATTATCAATCCGATGCTCTGACCACTGAGCTACTCGCTCGAAGCTGCCGCTCTACCACTGAGCTACTGCGAACATGGTAGCGGGAGCCGGATTCGAACCGGCGACCTCCAGGATTATGAATCCGGCGCTCTGGCCTTCTGAGCTATCCCGCAAAACTGGTTGGAGGAGGTGGATTCGAACCACCGACCAGCAGCTTATCGGGCTGCTGCTCTACCGCTGAGCTATCCCCCAGAAATTGGTCGGAAAGGCAGGACTTGAACCTGCGACCACTCGGTTCCAAACCGAGGACTCTACCAAGCTGAGCTACTTTCCGACTGGCGCTCCGTATCGCCGGGGCCACGCGAAGTAAAGATTACTGCTTCCCGGCGTTGACCACAACACCCTGGCGGCCAGCTTCGGCCTTGGCGATCTGGATGCGTGCGTCGCGTTCGGCAGCCAGGTCGTAGCGGACCTTGGTCAGCTCATCGGTCAGGAAGGTGTTGCGTTCCTTGACGGCGCGCAGATCGGCGACCAGTTCGGCGTTGGCGACCTTGAACTCAGCGTGCTGACCGTTCAACTTGGCGTTGTACTGCGCGTGCAGCGCGGATTCGGCCGACTTCACTGCCGCCGAGATGGCTTCTTCCTTGTTGGCGACGGCGATGTCGCGATCCTCGATCAGTTGGTTGCGTTCGGCGACCGTCAGGCGAGCCAGAGTGCGCTTGTTCATCAATTCGAGCAGGACGGTTTCTTCCGCTTCGGCCACGCGTATGTTGAGCTCCGCGAAGTTCATGCGGGTGTTGTCGCTGAGCTGGCGCTCCAGATCGACCAGCTCGCTCTGCTTCTGCTGGATGTCACCTGCCAAGGTCTCGGCAACAGTGGCCAGCGCCTGGATCTCGGTGACGACCTTGGCCAAGCCAGCGGTGGCGGTGGTGATGGCCTTAACGGAGCGATCGGCAGTGGTAATCACGGTATGGACGGGTTCGTTCATGGCTGTCTCTTTTGGAAGGAAGTGGGTTGCCGTCTCTCCGAGCTGTCACGCCGTATTCCCTAGCTTCTGGTTCCAGGCGTTCTCGTACCGCGATTACGTCATCCAGGGTTGGGCCGGCGGACTCGTGCTGGACTTGCGCCGGATTCGCGTTGCGCGTCATGGAGGGTCGAGGCTCCTTCGTGCGCCAGCAACGAATAATTCTGATCATTCGATGATGCGGAAAGCGACCCAGTACTTCTTCGAGTACTTGGCTGGGGGAAGTTTGAGTAGTGACACAAGGGGATCATTCCCCTTCAATCGCTCGGACATCGCTTCCACTGGCCGAGCGTTCAGGAGGTACAGCCGAGTGAAATCGGTGAACTTCATGAAGCAGATCGGGTAGACGTCTGTGCCGAGTGTGCTGAGGATCACTCGGTTTGGCGTTCCCAATGGGTCCGGGTTCTTTTCCTTCTTCGCCAAGTGGAGCGCGATGTGGAAGTCTGCGGTGCTGTCCACTGCGAATCCGAGCGGCTCCTTCTCGGTCGCTTCCGAGTTGTAAAAGACGCTGTTGAAGAGGATGCCTCGGTCGAAGACGATGTAGTCCAAGGAACTACCGGAGAACCACCTTTTCTCCGAAAGGGGGGTTGTATCGTTCATTGGTGAAGCACCAGAGAGTAGGGTAGGGGACGCTCGCTTCGCTTGGGTAGGTACCGTCTCCCTCTCCATCGGATAGGTACACCGCGCATTTCGGGTGGATACCTTTCTCCGTCAGATAGCGGAACGGAGGATCGAAGCGGGTGCCGCCGCGGCTCTTGATTGTGATGTTGATCGGTTCTCCGGGCGCGAAGGTCTGGAAGCTGTGTACCGCTGCGTCGCAACCAAGAACGTAGAGCATCGTTGGCTTGATGTCCTCGTTGATTGCGTTGATCTCGGCCAGGAACTGAGAGAGTTCTTCCTTACTCACAGATCCAGAAGTGTCGATGAACACAGCGATCTCGCCAGAGGGCTCGATGTTGACGCTAGGGAGGTACAATCCCTCACCAAGGTAGCGACGATTTCCGCGCGACCAGGTGAAGTCGTCTGGTTTGCGGTTTGTTAGAAAGCGGCGCAGCACGGCGGGCCAGTGGATGATTGGACGCAGCGCCTTCTCGATCAGCTCAGCGAGGCCTTTGGGCAGATTGCCCATAGCTCGAGCTTGTTGCGCTGCTTGCGCAGTGGCCGCATTGGCGTTGGCTTCTTCCTGCGCCATCTTTTGCTGATCGTTCTCCTTCGTGCCCGGGCTGTCTTCCACGCCTCCGTTGCCGCCTGGATCTGGGTTGGGCTGGTCTTGATTTTCTTTTCTTCCTCCCCCTCCTCCTTGACCCGAAGGATTTGGTGGGAAGTCAGGTAGTTCGTTATAGATGTGCTCGGCCGAAAGACCGAGCATACCTGACAGGATATTGTTCTTTTGCGGGAGATCCACACCAGCTTCTTGCAGGATCATTTCGATCGCCATGTCGCAAGCGAGATTCCACTTGCGCGGCTCGCGTGCACCGCGACGCAGGTGGTGGAGCATCACAGTGTGCATCGTCGTGGCGCAGAGCAAACCGACGCACTTGTTGATGTTCAGATCTTCGATGAAGACCGGGTTGTACCGGATCTGCTCACCATTGGTCATGGTGGTAGGGATCGTGGGATCCGGCACCATCTTCATGCGCAGAAGCAGCGAACCGAAGAACGGATGCGATATCACCGTAATGGCGCGTGCGCGCGAGAGCATGTCCATGAATCAAAGTCCTTGGATCGAGTCCAGTACTTCCTTGATCTTGCCAGCGAGTTCGTGTCGGTAGACCATGTTGGTACGGAGTGCTTCGGGGGTCATCCGCTTGTCGCAGGCCGTGCGAACGGCGCCGCAGACCAGGCGTACGTTGTCGTCGTCAGCGATGTTCAGCTCTTCAGCCAGATCGACGGTTTCGGGTACGCTGGTTACGGTTGCATCACGGAAGACTTTGGCGGGTACCACGATGGCGTCGTGGAGCGTTTGCAGCCGCACACGGATGCGATCGATGAGGTGCTTGGATGCATCCTTCATCGTATCGTTGATCGCCTGTTTGGTCTGTGCCGTGACCTTCTGCATCTCCGCCGGGTCAAGATCAATGCGGAAATCGCCGGCGTCGGGAAAAGGCAGGAAGTTGATGTCCAGGCGGAAGTGGCTGGCGATGCTGTGTTGATCAGGGTACTGACTGGCATCGAAGAGAGCTTTCTTGTCGAGCTTCGCCGCAGCCACCCAATCCGGGTACTTGGCGACGAAGGCATCCACGGCGATCTTGAACTGACTCTCCAGCTGCACCAACTTGGCCACGTAATCCATGTACTTCGCTGAGGGCAGGATGCGCACGCTGTCCTGAGCCCACGGGAGTGTGTGCTCGTAGTGGTACTTGCGGATTTCGCCAACAGCAGCTTCGACTTGTCGCAGCGCTGCGCTGGAGATCAGCGTCTTGACGTACTTGTCCTCGGAGTTGGAGACGGCGTACTTGAGCGCCACTTCGTCGGTGATGCGTCGGTCAAATACGCGGTTGTACCACTTGCCGATGCTCAGTCGAACGAGCATGGCTTTTGTCGCGATACTCATGGTTTGATTTCCTTGATCATGCGGTCGTACATCACGAGTGAGCCGGCGACAGCCACGTTGAATGAGGCTGTGCGAACCGATTCGATTGAGATGATGAAGTGACACTGCTTAAGGGCTGCTGGTGAAAGTCCGTGATCTTCTGCACCGAGGAGATAGCAAGCTCGTTCTGGGTGTGCGAAAGATGAGAGTGAACGGCCACCCATTTCGATTCCGACAAGAGGGCAGGCGTTCGGCAGTGCTTCGATCAGTTGAGCAATCGAGTCATACTGGCGCAGAGGGATGTGACGCCAGGCCTTGGTGGTATCAGAGGATTGGGTCTTGTAACGTCGGCCGATTGTGAAGATGCCTGCGGCACCCAACTGGTATGCGGAGCGCCAGAGGGTGCCAAGATTGACCTCGGTCTTGCCGTGGTAGATCCCAATTTCGAAGAAGCCGCGATTAGAGAAGTTCATGGCTGTTCGCAATGGCCCACTGTTGGAAGGCCTTCGTGCTGGTGATCTCGGGCTTGCGGTACTGCGCATCGCAGACCAGCAGAGATTGAAACTCTGGATCCAGGCGGGTGGCGTACTTCATCACGCGATCGAAGTTGTCGGGTGTGGCGCGGCTGGCCAGACCCACCGATACCGCGTACTTGGCGCTGGGTTCAGTCGGTAGGCGCGCACTGCTTGGGTTGAGCAGGATCACGTCCAGGTTGGGCATGTTCCGCAAGTTGGTGACGTAAGCGTGGAACTCAGCCGAGGCAACGGCGCCAACGTTGCCGGTGTACATCTCGGCTTCGATCTCCTTAGGGATGCCGACCTTGAACTGGTCACTCAGGGCATGCCACGAGCGCTGCGTGGCGAAACTGCGCGATTCACGAACTGCTGCCATGCGCTGAGTCTCGTTTGGACTCGGAGCGCGTGGTTCGAATTCGTTGAGCATCTCGGGCCGGAAGCGAATGAAGCCGATGACCTCATCCACGATGTCGTTGCGCATGGCCCAGCGGCACCAGTCCTCGGCGTGTGTGTCGACGTCGATGCTGGTGAACCGGTTGCGCAGTGGCGTGGCCATTTGATTCACGATGGCGCGATCGGTCATGCGGTTGCTGGCACCGATGATTCGCCATTCGGGCGGCACGATGTAGTTGCCGAGCCGGCGATCGAATACCAGCTGGTAGGCCGCGGCCTGGGTGGCCTGGGCAGCGGAAGTGATTTCGTCCAGGAACAGAATGCCGCGTCCTTCTTGCGGCAAGAAATCGGGCGGACACCAGCGAGTCAGCATCGCTTCGAGATCGATCTTGGGGCAGCCACGCAGGTCCACTGGATCCAGCTGACTGAGGCGTAGATCCATCAGCTCATAGCCATTGGCCTCGGCGTATTGATTCACCAGATTGGACTTGCCCACACCGGGGGAGCCCCAGAGGAGCAAGGAGCGGTTGGATTCAATACAGACCTGGATGGCCTTGGTAACAAGAGAGGGGCGCATGGTGTTTATTCCTTTGGTTGAAAATTGCCTTGGATAAGTTATCAACGATAGCGTTGTCGATGATCGGCGCGGCCCAGACTTTGAAGTTCTCGAAGTGGTTGACTGTGGCGATGAGTTCGGTGCGTGGAGTGGTTAGTAAAGCCTGTTGACCGATTTCGATGAGGTGTGCGGCTCAAGTGTTCATTTCTTACTCTCTAGCGCCTTGCGTGTCGCGTTCGCCTGCCAATCGTTGTTGACGTTGTAGGGCTCTTCATGTCGCTCTGTGTTGCTCTCGGCCCGAGCGCCATCTTCGTACCCGTCGCGATAAGCCGTCTCAACCACCCGCGTCAGTTCCTCGCGCGTGACGTACATTTCCGACCCCTTGATTGTCCCGAGTGCCAAATGCGCCGATGAACTGATCGCCTGATATTGCGCGTTGCGCACTGCTTGCGCGCTTTCGGGATCGTCGCCGCATGGTTGCTTGAGTGCTTCGGCCTTCTGCGCGCAGTCGCGAAGGGCTACTCGCAAACGGTCATATTCCTCGCGCGTGACGAGGCCGAGGGTAGGGCCGAGGACTTGCTGCCACGCGCGCAGCCATTCCTTTGACCATTCGATGTCCTCGGCGTCGATGTCCAGCGCCAGCGGCTCGTGCGCCCATTTGATTCGGTACGCTTGCACGCATTGCTCGTCCGTTACCTCGACAACCGGCGCGGGCGGGGCTGCGGCGAGCTTCATGAACTCCGCAACTCGCTCGGAAGCAGCGAAATCGAGTCGCGCCGAATATGTCTCATACGCTATCGATGCGGAGTCAAGTTGCATTGCTGCACCTTGTTGCAACACATTCCGAATCAGCGACCACAGTTTTCCTTCATCCATTACATCTGCTCTCCCATCATCGCCGCGCACCTCAGCGCGCATATGCGCAGGGCGGCGTCTGGTGATTCGTGGCTGTTCAGCAATTCGTAAGCGTCGCCGAATGCGTTTGCGCAATGGATGGCGGTGTCTGACCAAAAGACGTTAATCCGCAGCTTCGTCCGCATGCGCGAGTTGTCGCCGTCGTCGGTGTGCGGCGCCCAGGTTTTTACGCGCGATCCGTCTTCCGAGATGTTCTCGTGGATTCCGTCATCGTTGATCCAAGCCCATGGATACTGGCGTGGTGTCGGGATTTTGCGTCCCATCGCCTTCGCCGCCATCTCCAGCAGTTTGTGGGTGTCGTTCATACCACTTTCTCCAGAATTTCTTGGCGTGCGCCTTTGAGCCAATCAGGATCGGGTTTCCAGTCCACGCGCAGACCGCGGACGTTGCGTTTGTTCTTCCAGATCTGAGTCAAGTACACGCGGTGGTGTTTGAGCAGACTGGTGAACTTGTTCGGGCTGTTGGGGATCTTGCCCACGCACCAATCCAGAAGGATGTAGAGATCGTCGCGCGTAAGGATCGGATCGAGGTTGGTTACTAGTTCGATGACTAAGGAACGGAAGCCCATGAGCTTGATGGCGCTTATGTTGTCCATGGCGCTGTTCTTGCTGCTTGGCAGGTGATCCCAGAAAAAAGCCAGATCACCTGCATTGAGCGCGTCGATTGCGGTGTCCAGCGCTGTGCGGTTGGTGCTGATCAACGTGGCGCGTGCGCTGTTCTTCAGGGGCGTGCGCAGCTTGGCTGGATCGACGGGGAAGCTCTTCAGAAAGTCAGCCAGAGCGGGCAGCTCGTTGGGGATGAGAACATCGATCTCTTGAGATGTGATCTGGAGCTTCTCGGTCTGGAACAAACCGACATTGTGTCGACGATCATCCGGTGGGATGTCGACGGGTGTGGTCTGGTTGCTACTCATGACGATGTTGCTGTAGTTCTTCGTCATGTAGGGCAACGTGTGCATCTTGCGGATGCTGATCTCAGGCTCAGCGATCAACGTGCGCAGCTTGGCGCTCAGGCGTGATTGAAAGATGCTATCGATTTTCTCGATTTCATCGATGAAGACGATGAACTTGTTCTCCATGAAACCGGTGAACTCGCTCTCCATCTCTTCCATGCGCTTCGATACGGTGTTGTGTGCGCCGAAGAGGGGCATGAGGATCTTGTTGTAGATGAGCCCCTTGCCGGTGCCTTGAATACCTTGCAGGATCCAGGCTGTGCCGGTCATGCACAGGTTTTGCACAATGCTGGCCAACCAATTCCAGAAGTAGTCGACGGTCTCGGTGTCGTTGCCTAGGGCATGCGACACGACACGTGTGATCGTTGGGAAGGGGGCCAGGCGTAGCTTGGGTGAGCTATTGAGGATGATCGAGCTCGGTGTGTACGTGTTGACCCGTTGGTTCTGCAGATCGACGACTAACGGGTTCTGCGGCTCCCAGGTTAGGTCCCAATCAGGCACGAATTCTCCCAGCACCTGGTTGTACTGCTTCAGGAAATGCCTGAGCTGAGTTTCGTTGCGTGCTGGGGCCAGTGTGAGGTTGTCGGTGTTCTGATCGAAGAATCCGTTGTAGTAGATCCCGGTCTTGAAGTCTCGGAAGGCGAGGTAGATCACACCACTTGCGGTGGTGCTGTTGGCTTGCTGCTGTGGGTTGACCTTGGCCCAGTACTCGGGTAGCAGCTCTTCGGTACGATAAGCCGGCTCACCTTTGAAGTTGTAGACGAACGAGGGGTCATTTTCGGGGTGGTAGTAGCCCCAGGAATCACCACCGTTGAGGTTGAAGTAGACGAAGCCTCGCTCGGTCTTGATTCCAGTGATCGTTGCAGTGTCGGGCTTGCTGATGAATTCCACGCCGTTGGCGAACTTGTAGCTCGTTTTGCGGCGCTTGGGCATGCCTGCATTGACGCGGAGTTCATTGAGCCGAGTATCGACGCTCTCAGCGAGGGCTTCTCGATTCGGGATTGGGTATGGCAAGGTTAGTGTGCGCTGTACCTTGGGCACGAACGCAATGCGTGGCTTGCGCGCGAACGGATCTCGGATACCCTTTCCAAACTTCGGTGGAGCGATGTACAGCAGCTTGTCGTTCTGGCAGGTCGTGACATCGAGCGACCACTTGAGACTGTTGCCGGTCTTGGTGAGTTCGAGCTGAGAACGGAGTAAGGGGTTGGAGAGGTTGATGCTCATCAACCAGTATTTGAGGATCTTCGGATGTGTTTCTTTTGCCAGGTTCATGAAGACGTGGCATTGGAGATCTGTGTTCCCTTCCAAGCCCATGCTGGAGGACCACTGAACAACGTAGTCCACTTCTCCACATCCGATGGAGGCGAGGAAGTTGTCCAGGTTGGCAAAGCCTTTGACTCCGTCCAGGTCAAGACAGATCCAGGAGGTCAGTGCGTCGGGATCAGTGGATCCGGCACGTGATTCAGACTTGATATCACGTCCAATGGTACCCTTGAGCAGGCAGTGGCCCTTCTTGGCGTGTGCTTCGAGTGCAGTTGTGAAGTCTTGGAGAGATGTGATCTGCTCTTGGTGACTGGTGACTTCGAAGATGTTCGGGAAGCTGTGCTTGATGAGTTCGTTCTGGTCGTTGAGTTCGTAGCGCTTCACGATCGGCTTGTCAGCAGATAAGAACACAATTGTTGACATGTCAAATCACTCAAAGACAGGCGAAATGGGGTCGAGAGCGTACAGCAGAATTGATAGGCAAAGGCACGAATTTACAATCCCGTTACGCGTACTTTTCTGTCTCCCAGCTGAACACTGCAGGATCGACAAAAAAGTCGTGTAACAGGATTGTAAAAAGAGGGCCTAAACAGGGGATAAAGCGCTAGGTTTGCTATGAAGTGCTAGGTGATAAGTCTTTGTTTTTTATACTTTTCTAGCAATCTAGCAATCCTAGCAGTAAGAATTCATACTCAAGAAAGAACATAGGGATAAGAAGAGAAATTACTTGTACAAGGTAGTTTTGAAAGATTGCTAGTGGTGGCGCAGATCCACCACAAAAACCCACTTCGTGTCAAGGAGAAAGTGATGTCCAAGCGGGGCAAGGTGAAGGTGGCGGAAAAGCGGATTCTGATCAGTGTGAGTGAGCGCATGCATCAGGATCTGAAGGCTGCGGCTGTGAAAAAGGGCGTGTCGGCGAGTGAGTTCGTTCGACACGCCCTTGCACAGGCGTTGGGTGTTACGGCCGAGCGTCGAGCAGTGCAGCGATAGCCAGGCGTTGCTGGTCGAGCTGCTCGATCTTGATCTTGATGCGCGTGCTGGCGGTCTTGACGTCGTTGAGTGCCTTGATTGCGGCTTCCAGGTCCTTGATCGTGGTGATCAACTCGTTATCGCTGAGGATGCTGGTTTCAACACCGTAGACGAAGTGCTTGGTCTCGAAGGCGGGAGTGGTCTTGGCCATGACAATTGGTTCCTTGGGTTGTGGTTGCGGTTCTGCATTGCCTGGGGCTTTGGGCACATCCCCACCTGGACGGAGTCCAGGTGGGGATGTGCTTGCTTCACGTCGGGATGGTGAAGCCGTCATCTACGATTTTGTTGCGCACCGCCTCGAGGGCTTCGAGACCCTCGAGCTTCTGCTTCTGGAGCCGAGCGTTGTAACTCTCGGTCCTATAGTCGCAGAACGTGGTGAAGTCCGTGTAATTGCGGTACACGCCCGGCTCGACCCGCTCGATGGCGAACGGGAGGACGTCGCCCTCCTCTTTGTTGTTCGTCATGAGACGCCAGTAGGCCGAGGCCCACTGCTGGATGGCGAGAGCGGAGAGTTCCGCGTCCTCGGCATCAGTGGCAGCGATCGGGATGGTGTCCGTGGAGCTCGTTCCGTCGCGGGTGTGGTCCTCACTTGGTGCGGCGTCCTCACCAGCGTCATGGACTGCGGAGAAGGCGTTGGCGAAAAGCGCCTCGCCATCCTCAGCTTCCAAAACTTCGCCATTCAGCGCGTGCGACTGTCGCATCAACTTCAAGTTCGCAAGGGCGATCTCGGGATTGACAGCTGTGTGGCTGAGGTATCGCTTGTATTCGAAGTAGGCCGACACGCCAGCACGGCGGACGAGGTTTTCGATGAACAGGAGGATGACTTCAATCATCTTCCGGCTGATGAGAGCGCTGATGATCTTGTTCGCGCGTTCCTGCGGGTTTCCCTTCATTTTGGACGCCTGATCGCACATCGAAGAGATCACGGTCAAGTTCCTGTGGCGTTCGGCTTGGCGACGAGCTTGGCGTTCCCGCTGTTCCTCGGTCTCGCCATCCAGTGGGAAGTTCGATTCCCACACGGTGGTGAGGGAATCCATCGCCCGATCCAAATAGACCTGAGCAGTCTTGCCCAGATTCAGGGTGATGAGTTCCGCGGCGCGTCCGCGCCAGTCGAGCTGGGTGACTTTGGGCTTGGGCTTGGGCTTGGGCTTCTGGTCTTTGGGACGGTTCTTCAAGGACAGGACTTCTTTCGGCATTTCCATGATGTGTTCTCGATTGTTGGTGGTTGATGGCCGGTTACAGCGTCCGGCGTCCTTGCTTAAGGACTGACAGCTGAGTTGTCGGGTGCGTTGGTTAACGTCTTCTCATGTCGCACCTCGTGAAGTTCGCGAGTAATTCTTCCAACTGCTCAGGTGTGATGAGATTCGAGGACAGCGCATCTTCGATCTCGATGAGCAAATCTTCTGGTGATCTCGCTGGATCTTCATGCTCACCTGATAGCCAGATGAGCATGTCGGCGTTACCGATGAAGACGAGAGGTAGCATCACCACCTCCGACACGGTAGATGGGGCGGTTGAGAGAGGCTCGGTCGTGATTTATGGCGAGCCACGCGGCGAACAGACCGTGGATGCATGCGCCTGCGATGTACGTGAACATCCACCAGCCAAATGCCACCCAGAGGGCATAGCAGGTAGCACTGAGCATTGCGATCGTGCTGATCAAGGAAGAGGCGACCACCACGAATTTCCAAGTCAGGTGTTCAATCAGCCAGTAGATCCCACCTCCGAGGAGGAGGGTGAACAACACCGCGCTCATTAGCGCAACCGTGAGAAACAGGATGTCCATGGTTATCTCCCAGATTTTGGAGCGAGCGCCTTTTTGATCAGGCGCGGGAAAAACAGACCGGCGAGTCCAGCTGCTATTGCAGCAACCAGTCCACCGGTCGTGGAGTGGTTGTGCATACTGAAGACAATGTAGAACACCGCGATATCGCACGCGGTGCTCAGCCATCGTCCTTTCGAGATCTTCCACATGGTGATGTAGAGACCGAGGAAGACCGCTATCCCATATATGACTGGAGCAACATCAAGGTGCGTAATGTTCAATGGATTTCTCCTTTTCGATTGATGGCGTCTATCGATCGGAGTTCGAGGAGCGGAGTCGGTTCGCAACCATTCCGATTCCAGTGGTAACCAGACCGCCGACCGCAGCGGCCAAAGACCCAGCACCAGCAGCAGCGAGCGCGATACCACCGCACGCCGCACTGCCAACTCCCTGCCAGTTGGCCTTCGTGCTGGACGTGTCGATCGCGGTGACACCGACTGCAGCGATCGCGCCAGCCACTGGACCAACGAGCGCCATACCAGCGCCGGTGAGAACTGCGGACGTTGCAGTTCGCTTCTCGTTGTCGTCCATCGGACGAGCGAGCTTGCGCCCGTTCTCACTGAGCAGCAGCCGGTCCATCCAACTCAGCTGGACGACCGGGGTTTCGATGACTGGGGCTGCTTCGACGACTTTCGTTTTGCGGGTACGTGCCATGGTGACTTACTCCTTGTTGGTGGGGGGAACATCGTCGCGGGCGAGCTCGAGGAACTGATCTCGCCTTTCTTGCATGTACCGAACGAGGTCAGCTGGTAAACCGGGCGTCTTGGATGTCTCGTCGTAGACCTCCGCGATTTTGTTGTAGGTCTCTTTCTTGAGGCCGGGGATGTAGTAGACGTCAACGCTCATAGGACACCTCAATCCCAGTCAGGTCGGGGACTTGCGACCAGAAGGCCTCGAAGGCCTCCACGGTTTCAAAACTCGGAATACTGCTCATCACACTCTCCTCTGGTTGAGTACCAACGGAGAAAGCAACACCCGCGAAGCGGGTGCGCTTTTATTCATTCTGGTGACGCGATGAAGTGCTTCCATGCGTTGTGGATGGGTCGTTTCACATGGCGTGCATACGCGATGCAGTTCGCAGTACCGCCAGAGGTGCCATTCCAAAGAGCGAGGACATCCGTACAGTGATCAACCATCCAGATATTCCGTCGCTGCATCGCGTTCGCGCTGTAAGAACCGGGTGACACGACAACGACTTCAATAGCCAAGGCGAGCAGCTCTCGGTATGCGCGCCGGGACTGCTCCGGCCACATATTGTCCTGAGACTCGAAGGGCACAGCAGCGACGAACGGGATACCTAGTTCAACCGCAGCGTGAGCGAGAGCCTGATCCCACCCGATAGCCATCCCAGAGATCACGCGTTCTGGTTTCAAGTGCTCCAAGCCGAATATCGCTGTACGTACAACGCGGCGCTGCGCTCTGACGCCGTACCCACCCAGTTTATTCGGGCGATGACCTGTTCCTGCTACTACCATCACACATCTCCTACTCCACTGAACTACCAACAGCGAACGCATCTGAGGCGAAGCCGATGGCTGTTGATGTGGGCTCTGTGTTGGTGATCTATGAGCGTGGAGCGAATGCTGTGTCCTTTGATCTGTGAGCGTGGAGCGAATGCTTAGATTCATTCCTTTGACCTAGGCCCTGAGTAGCGAGCACCACACACGCAGGATGAGGATCGACGCTCCACCAGATCCGAATCCGAAGTGGGGGGTGCCTCGCACGCAGGGCCGGGAGGGGTGTCACCGCCGGACAAATCACAAATTTCCATGGACCTCTCAAAAAAATTCTGCAAAACTCCGCACGTCAAACTGATATCACTTTTCCGATGCCTGAGACGAAGCGATTGAAGGGCGGATTGGAGCGTCCGAACGGAAGTCGAAGCGCCGCCAAGAAACTCGCCAACCCGAACCGTGCCCTGACGGAACAGGAGGCGGTGTTCGTCAAATGCATCGCCGAAGATGGGATGAGCAACGTCGCAGCAGTGCGTGTCGCGTTCCCGGAGTCGAAGAACCCGAATTCGTACAGCGGGAAGCTGATGTCGCGACCGAACATCCGCGCCGCGATCGCCGATCGCAAAGCCGTGTTCGCGCTGACGTCGGGCATGACCAAGAAGAAGGTGATCGACGGCTTCCTGGAAGCGATCGACATGGCCCGCACACAAGCCGAACCCCTGGTGATGGTCAGCGGTTGGCGCGAAATTGGTAAGATGTGCGGGTTCTATGAGCCGACGCGCGCTGAGCTGACGGTCACGATCGAAGGAAAACGGGCGTTGGAGCGGCTTGAGAGCCTGCCTGACGCGGAGCTCTTGAAGTTGGTGCAGGAAGGTACCGAGGCGATCGATGCAGAGTTCGAAGAAGTCGAAAACAGCCTCAAAGGCGCTCAGTAGCGCCGAGCTCGTACTTGCCAATCGCATCCTCGCACGACGACGGTTGATCCAGTTCGTCAAGATGATGCATGGCAACTATGAGGCGGGGTGGGTGCACGAGGACATCTGTGCCCGACTTGAGCGTTTTTCGGCCGCGGTAGTCGCCAGGCAGTCACCGCGACTCATGCTCTTGGTGCCTCCGCGGCATGGGAAGAGTGAAATTGCCAGTATCCGGTTCCCCGGGTGGCACCTTGGGCAGCACCCGGACCATGAAATCATCAACGTCGGGTACAACCTCGACCTGCCGATGGTTTTTTCGCGCAAAGTGCGTGAGATGGTGCGCGATCAGGCCTACCAGAACATCTTTCCGGGGATGGAGCTCGATCCGGACGCCCAATCCATCGAGCGCTGGAACACTACGAAGGGCGGTGGACTGACCGCAGCCGGTGTGGGCGGCGGTATTACGGGCAAGGGCGCCCATATCTTGATCATCGACGACCCGATCAAGAACCAGGAAGAGGCGGACTCACCCGAAGTTCGCAAAAAACTGCTTGAGTGGTACCAGTCCACGGCGTACACGCGCCTTGCGCCCGGTGGCGGCGTCCTTCTGATCGAAACGTGGTGGAACGACGACGACCTCGCCGGCAAGCTGCAGAATTTCGCGCGCACGGACCCGGAGGCGGACCAGTTCGAGGTGATCAAATACCCCGCGCTGAGTGAGTCGTACGAGTACCGTCGCCGCTCAACCTTCGTGATTGAGCGCTCCAAGACCCCGATCGACGATCCGGACCTCGAATTGCTGCGCCCGCCCGACACGTGCCTGCACGAAGCGCGGTATCCGACCGCTGCGCTGAAGAAGATCAAGGCCTCGGGCATGGACGCGCGCATCTGGTCCGCGCTGTACCAGCAGAACCCGATTCCGGACGAGGGTATCTTCTTCAAGAAGACGGATTTTCGGTACTACATCACCCCGCCGCGGTTGTTCGACATGAATGTCTGCACCGGTTGGGACTTGGCGATCGGTGAGAAGCGCAAGAACGACTGGACGGTGGGTTTTTCGATCGCCCAGGACGAGAACAACGTCTGGTACGTGGTGGATGTGACGCGGTTCAAGGGTGGTACGCTCGAAATCGTCGACGCCATCATCGAGGTGGGCCAGCGCCTGTCCGCGCAGTGCAACGGGCGGTACACGCTGGGCATTGAAGACGGGCAGATTGCACGTGCGATGGAGCCGACACTCAAGCTGCACATGGATGAGGCCAAGTACTGGCCGGCGTACGAGCTGCTGCCGGCGATCACGGACAAGCAGTCGCGTGCCAAGACGTTGCAGGGCCACATGCAGCACGGCCGCGTGTATTGGCCCGATCCACGGACTCAGCCGTGGGTGCAGCAAGCCATCAGTGAGCTGCTGCGGTTCCCTGGCGGTGCTCACGATGACGTGGTCGACGCCGGTGCGTGGGCTGCGCGCCTGACGATTGCCGCACCGCCTCCGGAGGAGGAGACTCCGCCCCCAGTGAAGTCGTGGAAGGACGGTATTGACCGCCTGCTCATGACCGACGGCACCCACATGACCGCTTGAACCAATCCAAGGACCCGGCCATGCCGACCCACGCTGCCTATTTACCCAAGGACCCGACCTAATGTCTCAGAAAGCCCTCGCCGACGACACTTGGAACCGCTACCAGCAGCTCCGGGACAACGGGCACCAGGAGTTCTGTGCCAAGTTCGACCGGTGCAAGAACTTCTTCATCGGGAAGCAGTGGAATGCGGGCGATCTGGCTTTCTTGAAAGCGGTGAAGCGCCCGGCGCTCACGATCAACAAGATCCTGAGCACGCTGAGCAACGTCCTGGGTGAGCAGATCTACCAGCGCACGGACATCGCCTTTCAACCGCGGAATCAGGGAGCGACTGAGGAGATCGCGGAGGCCCTGACCAAGGTGTTTATGCAGATCAGCGACAACAACCAGTTGCCGTGGATCCGCAGCGACGTGTTTCTGGACGGTGTATTTAGCAGCCGCGGTTTTTTCGACGCGCGGATGGAGTTTGACGATTCCCTTCGCGGTGAGATCCGGATCACGCAGCTGAATCCGAAGAACGTCCTCATCGACAAGGACGCGGACGCCTACGACACGGACAAGTGGGGCGACTTGATCGTGTCGAAGTGGCTGTCGCCTGATGATATCGAGATCGCGTACTCGGCCGCGGCTGCGAAGCAGCTGCGCGACCGGGGGACGAGTTATCTGCCCTACGGATATGACTCCGTGGATGACGAGCGCGACCGGTTTGGTGGTCGGATGACGATCGCGAACTATGGTTCAGCGGCATCGGATGCGAACATCACCCGGAACATCCGTGTTTTGGAGCGTCAGCACCGGAAGCTGGATAAGGCGGAGCACTTCATCGACACCGTCACGGGTGACATGACGATGATCCCGGCTGATTGGGACCGCGAGCGGATTTCCCAGCACTTGGCTGCCTCGCCGAACCTCGGTGTGAAGAAGCAGCTGATCAAACGGATCCGCTGGACGGTGGTCGCGGACAATCTGGTGCTGCACGACGACTGGAGTCCGTACAAGCACTTCACCGTGGTGCCGTACTTCCCCTACTTCATCTACGGTTCGACGATCGGCCTGGTGGAGAATCTGATCGACCCGCAGGAGCTGCTCAACAAGGTCTCCAGCCAGGAGCTGCACGTCGTGAACACGACGGCGAACTCCGGCTACATCGTGGAGACTGGAAACCTCACGAACATGAGTACCGGCGAGCTTGAAGCGCGCGGTGCGCAGACCGGGCTCGTGATCGAGGTCAAGAAGAAGGACGGTATTGAGAAGATCCAGCCCAACCAGACGCCGACCGGGCTCGACCGGATCAGTTACAAGGCCGAGGAGCACATCAAGACGATCTCGGGCGTCAGTGACTACCAGCTCGGTTCTGCGCGTGAAGACGTGGCGGCCAAGAGTGTGTTGGCCAACAAGCAGAGCGGCCAGACCAACCTGGCCAAGCCGATGGACAACCTCACGCGTACCGACACGCTGCTCGCGCGGAACGTGTTGGACATGGTCCAGACCTACTATTCCGAGCAGCGGCTGATCACCATCACCACCGATCGCCTGTCTCGCAAGACTGAGCAGATTACGGTGAACGAGATCACGCCGGAAGGCGAGATCCTGCGTGACCTGACCCTGGGTGAGTACGGCGTCGTGGTGACAAGTCAGCCTGAGCGCGACACGTTCGAGGATAGTCAGTTCGATCAGGCCGCGCGCCTCAAGACTGAGGTCGGTATCCAGATCCCCGACCGCTTCATCATCCAGAGCAGCCGCCTCCGGAACAAAAGTGATATCATCACTGCGATCGAGGGCGACAAGGACAGTCCGGAGGCGCAGGCTGCGGCAGCGCTCCAGGCACGTGCTCAGGAGGCCGCGGTCGTCAAGGAGGAGGCTGAAGGACAGCTCAAGCAGGCCCAGGCTGCCAAGACGATGTCCGAGGCGAACAACCCGGCGGATCCGGGTTCTGAGGCGGCGCTCAAGATGGAGGAGTTGCGGCTGGAGTACACGTACAAGGAGAAGGAGCTCCAGATGAAGTATGCGCACGAAGAGCGCAAACTGGAGATGGAGATGCAGATGAAACGTGAGATCGCACAGCAGGAGCTGGCGATCAAAGCGGAGGCGGAGAAGCAGAAAGCAATGACTCAGCGCGTTGCCGCGGTGAGCCAGGCCCAGAACCCACAACCAACAGCGGAGTAAGACATGCTCATCGAAGGCGAGAACGAGAACGAAGACCGTGGCGACGACCTGAGTCCTGCTATCGCAGGGCTCGATGGCAGTGCCGCGGAGAAGGCAGCGCAGGAGTCCGCGTCGGCAGATACCGCGAAGATCGTGGCGCTGCAGAACGGTGAGCAGGAGCCCGCTACCAAGGATAAGGACGAGGGGGAAGAGGTCCCCGAAACGCCTGAAGAGAAGGCCGAACGCGAAGCCGAGGAAGCGCGCAAGGCCGCGGCAGCCAACGCGCGGATTCCGAAGTACCGCGTCGACGAGATGGTGGGCAAGGCCAACGCCAAGGCGGAAGCTGCGCTCGCCGAGCTCGCCGAGGTCAAGAAGCAGCTCGCCGCTGCGACCAAGCCGACGGTCGATGAGCTCGCCGTGCTGAAGAAGGAGATCGACGATCTCCAGAACAAGTACGAGGACCACATCATCGACGGGCGCAAGGCGGAAGCCCAGGCTCTTCGTCAGCAGCTCGACGCCAAGCGCGAAGCGCTGATGGACAAGAGTATCGCGCAGCGCACCAACGCCATGCACGAGCAGACCATCGCACAGCTCACATACGACGCCGAGCTGGCCAAGATGGAGGCGAAGTACCCGCAGATGAACCCAGACTCCGAGAACCATGATCCGGAGCTCGAGAAGGAGCTGGGCGAGCTGATGGGGGTGTACATGCGGGCTGGTGCCAGCGCGATCGAGGCGCTGCACAAGGCTATTAAGTACGTCATGCCCAAGCCCGCGCCGGCTGCGGCTCCGGCACCGAAGACGACCGCTGCCGCGGTCGCGGACGTGCGCGCCGCCGCCGCCAAGGCCAAGGCCGCGGATGCCGTCAAGAAGCAGCCGCCGGACATCTCCGCCGTCGGTAAGGACTCCGACAAGGCGGGCGCGGCCGGCTCCGGAAAGATCGACGTCATGCGCATGAGCCAGAAGGACTTCGCCGCCCTCGACGAAGCTGTGCTGCGGAAGAACCGCGGCGACGAGCTGGAGTGATCCACCATGAGCTACTCAGTCCAGGTGTCTGAACAGAACGGGCGCACGGTTACTCTCAGCGCCCCTTCGGCCGACGAGGCGCTGCGCATGGCCCGGTCGTGGTTGGCGCCGCTGGTGTCACCCACCGTCGGCGAGTTGATCCAGGCAGGTAAGGTGAAGCCTCCGACCCAAGGTGTCGTCGCCCAAGGCTTCGAGGCCTTCGGTCCGATGGGCGCGAGGGCCGCATGAACGCCAACGAGTTGTTGTTCTACCTGCGCGGATTCACCGAACTCGTTACCACACCGTCCGCAGAGCAGTGGAACGCTCTGCGCAACGAGATCCTTCGTGCCCAGCCGGTTGAGGTCAAGCTGGTACCGGTAGCGATGTCGAACCCCGTCAACATGCCCACCCCATGCGGGTGTAAGGGAGAGAAGAATGGTCAGTGAAGCGCATCGTTGGCGCGTCAAGGCGATGTTCCTCCTCGCTCTGTTGGTCGCTCAGACGTGGTTGGTCGTGGATACGGCGTTGGAGCTGGGAGAGCAGCGCCAGATCAACGCCGAGTTGAGTGATCCTGGGCAGGAGCGCCGTTACATCGCGCGCGTCCATTTTGCCGACCGCCGGTTCAAGAACTGCCTCGCTGCCAACGAGGGCCTGGTCGAAGTGCTCCGTGAATTCGACCAGACGGTGAAAGATCAGCAGGCGTTGATCGACGACGCCGTTGCAGTGGCGAAGCGCTGCGACATGCAGCCTTCCAGCCTTCGTCTTGGGTTGTGTTACCCCCACAGGAGAATGTCTATGGTCACTGAGCAAGATCTCATCAACGCCGGTCTCACCGCCCCGCGCGTGACGCCCGCGGATATTGAGGGTGTGATCGCGAGCGAGCACTACTTCACCGCTCACGATGGTGTGTTTGGTGCGGAGGTAAAGCGGAAAGAGTTCGGGCCGTTGCGCACGAAGTTGAGCGGAGGTTGACATGCAGCCGCATCAGCAGAGGGTTGTGGAGGAGAAGGCTCAGCTCGACGAGCGCATTGGCAAGCTGCAGAGTTTCATTTCGCGCGCGCCGCAATACTCGGTTCTGCCTGCAGATGAGCAGGGTCGCCTGCGTACTCAGCTCGATTTGATGATGAAGCTGAGTGATGTGCTTGGGGCGCGCATCAACGCGTTCACTTGACAACCGGAAAAGGCACACCTACGATGCGCGCA